GGAGGCTTAACATGAAAGTTAAAACTGTTGGCCCAGTTGGAGCTAAGATATTTCTTGTGGGAGAAGCACCTGGGGAGGAAGAAGATAAATATGGGAAGCCTTTTATTGGAACAGCTGGACATAAACTTGATGCTCTGCTTGCGGAAGCAGGAATTTCTAGGCATGAATGCCTGATTGGCAATGTTGCTAAGGAAAGGCCGCCGGGAAATAAGATAGACTTCTTCTACGAAGATAAGAGAAGAACCAATCCAAAGCCTATACTCCAAAGCTGGATAAATGAACTTAAAGAAGAAATCCTTATGTATAACCCGAATATTATAGTAGCACTTGGGGATACTGCTATGTACACCCTCTGTGGATTGCGCGGGATTTCTAGGTATAGAGGATATATAACTGACTGTGCGCTAGTACCAGGAAAGAAGGTTCTCCCAACCTATCATCCACAAAAAACTAACTATGAATGGAGACTTGGTTTTGATGCAGTAATGGATCTTAGAAAGGCTGTTGCTAATAGTAATACTCCTGACTTTCCAAAAGATACAAGGAAACTTCACTCTGGCTGTTCTTTTAATGAGTTTATGAGTTACTTAGACTGGCTTATACGGGAGCATGAAGGCCCAATTGCTCTAGACGTTGAGACAACAGATCCCGGCTGCCATATAGATATCATTGGCATTGCAGCTAGCCCTAAACTAGCTGCTTCCTTTCAGATCATTAACGGAAAAAGGCCTGTGTTAAGCCCAGAAAAGGAGATCCTTCTATGGCGAAAGCTTGCTGAAGTTCTTGCATATAAAGAGTGTATTATGCAGAACGGTGTCTTTGATATGTCGGTTCTTTGGCTGCATACGAATATATTTGTAGAAAAATTTGTGTTTGATACTCTGATTGCCGGACATGTCTGCTGGCCAGAGCGCCCGCGAAGCCTCGCTTATCTGGGATCAATATGTCTTAACGTACCTGCCTGGAAACATACAGCAGAAGAGATGCCGCTACTCTACAATGCTTCAGATGCTGCCAATACCTACGGTATTTATGAGTATATGGTAAAAGAACTTGACAAACAAAAGTTGTGGAACACTTTCAACTTTGAGATGGCGCAAGTATATCCTGCTGCTATGCTTCAGTTACAAGGTGTTGAAGTAAATACGCAAGTAAGAGATGAGTTAAAAAAGACTGTAGCTGAACGATTAGAGTATCTAGACACCACCATCGAAGAAATGATAGGTAAGAAAGTAAATTTCAACTCTCCGAAACAGCTACAATCTCTGCTCTACATAGACATGAGACTTCCTGTTCAGTATAAGAGAAGGAAGTCTGCCTCTGAAGAACGCAAGGCTACAGCTGATGCAACAGCCTTGCAAACACTTAGCAGAAAAACTGATAATCCTGTGCTTGATCTTATACTTGAATATAAGAAACTATATAAACTAACTTCTAGTTTTCTTGATATGGAACTTTCGCCTAGAAATCGTGTACACACCAGCTATAATATCACCGGCGCAACAATGCTTAGAAAGAAGAAAGGTCTAATAATTGACGACGAAGAGGCTTATAAATCTTTTGGGAGATGGAGTTCAAGTAGTTCCATCATTCTTCCTTATGGCAGTGGAAATCTTCAAAACATCCCAAAGATAGCACGGAAGATATACACTGCCCCGCCAGGTTATCTCTATTTACAAGCTGACTATATGCAAGCAGAAGCTGTTGTAGTAGCTTATGAAATAGGTGACGAACCGGCGAAGCTGCTATTCAGAACTGCCTTTGGTCTACCCAGAGAGGAGAGATTAGCAAGACACTTAGATATCCACCGCCTTACTGCTGCTTTGATGTTCCAGAAACAAATCTCTGAGGTTACTGAAGAAGAGAGGAATATAGGCAAACGTTTAAGGCACGCAACTAATTATTCAGCTGGTCCTACGGTACTTGCAAATAGTATTAACTGTACCACAAAAAAGGCAAAAGAGTTATTTGCAAAGTATCACCAAGCTTGTCCTATGTTAAGACTCTGGCACGCACGTATACAGGATCAACTACGCCGAACAAGAATACTTACAAATCTCTTTGGAAGAAATCATAGATTCCTTGAACGTTGGGGAGATGAACTCTTCCGCAGTGCATATTCATTTATTCCACAGTCAACAGTTGGCGATTTACTGAATAAAGCTCTTATTAAACTTTACTATGAATACGGAAAGCATCTTACAATTCCACTACAGCTGCATGATGCTGTCTACTTTATAATAAAAGAGACAGAGCTTGAAACAAGAATTAAAGAGATACGTGATGTAATGCTTATACCGATGCACTCATCTACTGGAGAAGAATTTATTATAGACGTAGACTTTTCTGCTGGCCCTAGTTGGGGAGAACTGGAGGATTTATGAAAATTTATCTTGCATCGCCATATTCTGCCAAGTGTGATAACATCATGGAACAGCGTTTTCATGCTGCTTGTGATGCTGCTGGTGAGCTTATTATTGCAGGACATATAGTATACTGCTCAATTGCCCACTGTCACCCTATTGCAGAAAGATGTTTCCTTCCAAGAGATGCAGAATACTGGAGTAGACACAACAAGGCTTTTATTGCTTGGGCGGATGAAGTCTGGGTAAAGACTCTTGCTGGATGGCAAGAAAGTAAAGGTGTCAGCGAGGAAATAGAATATGCAGAAGCAATTGGTAAAACTGTTATCTTCTTTTAGGCCAATAGGAGTTTATCATGCGAAACCTAAAAGACTGGCTAACAGGGTATCTCACATATGTAGAGAATACAGAAAGTGCTGCAATTTATCATACTTGGGTAGGCATCAGCCTCATTGCCGCATGTCTTCGTAGGAAGGTATTCTTTGAGTTTGGGAGAATTAAGATACATCCTAATTTATTCGTTGTCTTAGTATCTGAGCCAGGCATCTCCCGCAAGACCCAAGCAATTTCTTTTGGGGAAGATATTCTAAAAGAAATACCTGGCATACAAATATCAGCAGATTGCACCACGCCTCAGGCAATGCTTGAGGACCTAGAACTTGCAGCTGATGATGCTGTTATGCCAGACAGCACAATGTATCGCCACAGTTCTCTTACTATTCTATCTGGGGAATTTGAATCATTTCTTGGACAAAAGAAAGAGAATAGTAAAATGATTGTAACATTAACAGATTTATTTGACTGCAAGAATAGGCCTTTTAAGTACAGAACGAAACACTCTGGGAGCAATATAGTTCCACATGTTTATCTAAATTTAATGGCTGCAACTACACCTGAATCATTAGCAAGTGTGCTTCCCGCTACAGCAATTGGTGGCGGGTTAACTAGTAGAATAATATTTGTCTGGGCTGGTGGAAAAGAGAAGAAGGTAGATGTCCCTGAAACAAACCCAGAATTAGAAGAACTAAAGCAGCTAATAATCCAAGATCTTGCAGTTATTTCTAGGATTGCTGGTGGTTATACATTTGATACTACCAGCAGGCAGTGGTGGAAAGATTTCTATAACAATTATGAAGAAAGAGATCCTAATAGAATCTGTCAGGACCCCGCGTTTTCTGGCTGGTATTCACGAAAACCTACAATGATGATTAAGATTGCAACCTGTTTAGCGGCTTCTAGGCATAGTAATCTAATAGTCTCAACAGAGGATTTTGAACGTGGATTAAGAATTCTAGAAGATGCTGAAAGAACAATGGGAAAAACCTTTGTTGCTGTTGGTAAAAGTGATGTTGCTGCTGAAGTAGACCTAGTAAAGGGTGTAGTCCAAAGATATAAATACTTATCAGAAAAGAAGCTGTTCCAGATCGTCTGGAGAGACGTAGATGCTAAGAAATTTGATAATGTTATGTCAACACTGACAAGACGCGGGGCTGTCCAGCGCATGTTTCAAGGGCCTAATGGAGAAAAGGAAGTGTGGTACCGGTATGTAAGAGAATAAATTAAGGCAGATAGACTACTCATATTAGTCTATCTGCCCTACACATTCCTTCATTCCTTTAATTTCTTCTTTTCTCTTGCTTTAGAAGCAATAACCATAATTCCTGCAACACCAGCTATAATACCTGTAGATAAATCATTTAGCTGTGCGACTTCCTCTGCACTAAAAATAATCCCAAATAACTCTAGAATAAAGACAACAATACAAATTACTGCTGCTCCTATTCTACCCCAGACAACAGATACTACCAAAGAATCTTTCTTATAAGTCATGATAATCTCTCCCTTCACGCATAATCTTAGCGTATCTAAATGCTCGGTTAGGTGTATCACAAGCCAATTTACTATTCAATATCTCTTCCGCTGCCCAGTCAAAATCTCTATCCTCTACAGCTTTCCACATTTTTGTAAATCCCATTGTTCCAGAAAATCCCATTTGGTAAATCATCTGACATACAACTCTCCTCCTCGCATCGTTTAAATGCTTAGTAAGTTCATGTGGTATCCTGTAGAAATCGCTGATAACTTGCGCCAATCTGTACTTAAATAACTCCTCAGCTGTTTCTAAATTAATCTTATCACCAACCGCAACCCTACAGCCATACCCAACAGTAGGAAAACCTTTTGTATCTAAATACACATCCAGCCGTAGTCCCTCCTCTTCCTTTAACTCCCTTATCAGCCTTTCCATTGGGTACCTCCAACACTTAGTACAAC